TGGTAGAATGTAACCTTCCTTGACTAACTTGGGTGCTGGTACTTGACATATAACATTGCCAAATATATCACTATCATTCATACCTGCCTTGAATGGTGTAAGACTATGCTTAGGTGTGGCAGTAAAGAAGTATGAACGATCAGCATCCCATGAAAAATGCTCAACAGGAATAATGAAGTTTCTTTGTACGCTATTATGTGCTTCATCAAAGTATATTGTATCTACAACAATATTACTCTCTTGTAATCTATGTAATGAATGATATGTTGTGAATATCATTTGATTTGCATTAGACTCATAGCATAGGAAGTTATGGTATCTAATGTCAGATACTTTGGTTGAAGAGAAATGCTCAGTCTCACCACTGTGAACGTGCATAACTCTAACATCGTTAAACTCTCCTGTTTCCAAGAACTCAGAACATAGTTGCTCTGCTAATAGGATACGTGGAGCGACTACGACAATGGTTGCAATCTCTTGTGTACGGAATACTCTCTTGGCATCCTCTATCATACACATGGTCTTACCGCCCCCTGTAGGTACAATAACTTGACCTTTAGGATTCTTTGCCATAGCATCCAGAGCATCAGTTTGGTGTGGACGTAATGGCATTAATGTTTTGTAACTGTAAGTATTATAGCATAAAAAAAGACCCTGTGGTGGGTTTTGTGACAGTTCGTCAACCGTCCCTTTAAAATTTTTGATGAGCCCTGCCTTAAGCCCTAGCAATGCTAGTTATAAGATTTTATATTTCCACTTCAGTGTCATGCTTCACATCTAACATTATAAACTCCATTGATTCATCTGAAATATTACCACCATCATGTACATAATCCATTACAGGATAGCATTGAGCAACTCCTTCTTCCCATGATACTCTCTTACCTTGCCAGTTCATGTAACACTTATCTTTATCAGGAATAGTTAAAGGTAACTGTATTCTTTTATATGGATGTGGGTACACATCAGGGTCTTTATGTGGATTAAGTATAGTTCCAGCATAGAATATAGAATAGGTTGAATATATTATATCCTCATTCTCAAAGATCTTAATAACTTTATCAGTCATTAACTTTCTTCTAATCATTATACGTTTACCAGCACCTTTTAACCATGATAAGTAAATATCTTTATTACTATAACCTATGGCAGTAGGTACTTTCTTAAGTGGGAATGTTGTTACTTTTCCCCACTCATATAATGTATGTAAATCATCTTGAGTAATCATATCTTCCAGAATAACCCTACTAGACCATCATTTATTTGTACATCATAATCTTTATCTTCTAACTTTGCGTAATCCATTCTCTCTAGTTCTACACCATTAATAACAGGTCTACCATCAAAACATACAAGACGATGACAATCATTACCTCTAAAAGATTCAGTAACTAACTTTGCATCCCATAGTTGATCTATCTCCAATGTATTAAATCCATACATGATAAATGGTTCACTAGAGTGAAATATTGTATGTTTGCCAAAATATTTCTTTAAATCTACAAAGGCAGGAGCTGTTGCTATCGTTGCAACAGAATCATCCTCAAATGGTATTCCTATTTTACCAGACCCCTTAATCATGATCTGATACATTGTTGTTCTCTCATTTGAGTGTTCTGCATGAACCTCATTCGCATCCCCAATAGAGCAACAAAGAGAGAAATCTGAACATTTTTTAAAGTATCTCTTCACACTCATATTTTTCTAACTCCTTATTAACTTTATCTAGTAAGTCTTGATGATAATCATACCATAGTTTAGCACCAAATTGCAAGTCACCTCTATCTTGATAGGGTTTATATACCCTTAACCAAGACAATGTGTTACGCAAATAGATTAGTTGGTCATAATCTACCTCAATCATAGTGTAACTTCCCTTGTTTTCAATATGTGCATAACTCTAGGTTGATCTTTAACTTTTATAACTTTTCCTACAAGACTTTGTATGTCCAACTTACCTTCTATTTCACCACCCATATTTTCAGGAAGAACAGGTTGCTTATTCTTTTGCTTTCTTAATCTAACTTCTCCATAAGATTTCATCAAACTAAATGCAAAAGTATCAGCACTATAACAATCTAAATCTTTACAATCTACCATTATAGCTCTACCTTGACCAATAGGATAATGTGATTGTTCCTCACAAAATCTTACTCTGATTGATTCAGTTTCAGGAAGATATTCTTCTATTCTAAAAATACTATACATCTTTACTAAAATTAAATGAGATTGAAATACGTTTTTCGTTTGATTGATTTCTTGTTACATAGTGGTCAAGATAACTAGGAAAGATAAAAAAACGTCCCCGTTTTGGTGGAAAATGGGACGCATAAGCTGTATCATCATGTTTATTCATTGATGGTCTGAATACTATTGTACCAGATCCTTCAGGAATTGCAACATAGAGAACAGCAGACACATAATGAGGATAATGATTATGTGTATTCGTAGACATATGTTTCTCGTGGATATGTCCCCAATACCCTTCTACCTTTATTTTTTCTCCTGTAACTGCTTGAAATGCAGTTTTCATTTCCTCGACAATACTATCTACGATAGGATTAGGGGGACAATAAGAATCCTCGTACAATATACTAGGAGCGTTTTCACTTATTCTCGTAGTATAATTATCTCGTAGTATTTTTTCAAGTCCATCAAGATCAGCACTAGATTCTCCTTGAATTAAATCAAGTTGTGCTAATGTAGTAACTGTGACTTCCATCACTCACCCATTCATATAGAAGTAAAATTATTTAGGTGTCCAATCTAACAGGCCCTACAACTTGAGTCTGATCGGGAACAATTCCTCCACCTTCAACACTCAATGTAATATTCGTTCCAGTAGTCCTTCTAAAGGCATTACCATTACTACCTCCTGCTCCACCACTCTGATTACCATCATCTCCATTTTCTGCAGTTGGAACTGCAGTATCTCCACCATCTCCACCATTTCCACCACTAGAAGAACCATTACCACCAGCACCAGCAGAACCTGTAGTTCCATTACCTCCATTATTACCACCAGTACCACCAAATGCTCCTCCAGGTCTGACGGATAATCCACCACCAGCACCTCCACCTCCACCATAACCTGAGCTAGAGCTTCCTCCAAAACCTAAAAAACCTTTACTGCTGGTGTAGTAACCACCGCCACCGCCACCGCCTCCATATCCTTTTTCGATTCTACCACCGTTTTTAACAGTTACCGTTACATTATGCTCTGCACCAAAACCACTTGTTCCATCTCTTGCATCAGTACCATTATTCTCACCGTAACCACCATCACCACCTTTACCACCACCTCCAAGTATTCTACCCTTATCTCCAACTATTACCCGCAAATCAGTACTAGCAGGCCATACTCCAGTAGTAAATGCAACGTATTCATTCCGAGTATAAGTCATACTTGCTTTACTGTCTGTACCTGGTAATATCTTATTAACATATACTATTACTCTTGTATTTTCAGGATTTGAAGAAGGTTGTGCACTTATATGTTCTCCACCTACTCTAACCCTATTACCACTATTCCAGGCATTTCTAGCATTCATGGTGTAGTTTTGACGTGTCGTGCCTGATGCAGCATACATGTAAAGGCTTGAATACTGATCATTAACACTATAGGCATCAATCAAAACTGTACGTTTTCCACTATAAAAATCACTAAACTTTATTGGCACATCTCCTGTTGGAATATCTGCATTGGCATCAAGTCCAGCGTCAGATGATAAAGAGAATGATAATCCATTAGAATAGTTTCTAGGGTAAGTTCCACTATTAGTACTATCCCAAGCTCCATAAACTCTATTAGTCCTATACTGACCTATTCCTCTACTAGCAGTTTGACCAAATTCAGTTTCTATTTGACCGAATGATATTGAATTTTGAGGGACTCCGTTCCCATCCAAGTTTGATGCTGGTAATGTCATAACTTTATGATGCTAATGTTGTTGTTCCTATACCAACCCATGCTCCAGCCGATGCTGTAAACCTAACATACATTTGTAGTTGATTATGAGTGCTATTGAATATTAATGAACCACTAGGCAATACGGCACCATTTTCATTGTTTCTCAACGAAGCCCTTTCAGCATCAGTTACCGTTGGTGGTATCATAAACCTAGTCTTTATTAACTCATCCTCATCCTTCCAACCAGTTGGAGCGTTACCTGCAACTCCAAAGTCAACAGAAGATGCTGGAGTTCTTCCAACACCAACTGCTCTAGTATATGTGAATGTTGTAGGTACTGCTAAACCAACATTATCATAAAATTGATCTGTCTTAACACCTACTTGACCAAAAGCACTAACTATAAACTGATTGAAGTTAGCAGTTTTACTATTAATAGTAAGTAAATAATTGGCATTTGTAGAAGCATTTGGATCTGTGTTTATTCCTATAGCACCTGAAGTAACATGTACTTCAGCAAAGGTTGAAACTCCTGCATTAACATTACTATTAATCTTTATATAAGCATTTGCTCCAGCAGCATTTGTTCCCTTGTCTACAAAAAGTGTAGTACCATCAGTTGAAGAGACAGAACCTTGAAGACTTGCTGTAAGAGCATTCTCTAATGTCATAGAGGTTGCTGCTATAGTACCATCAACAAAAGTATTTGATCTAAAAGTAGCAATACCAGATATATCTAAAGGATATTCTGGTTTAGTGCTACCAATACTTAATCTTCCATTTTGAGGATCATATACCATACTTGGTTCAACATTTGCTCCTCTTCTCCATGTGAAAGTACCTTCACTAGTAGCACCTGAAACTTGTTGAGGATTAGTTATAAAGTTTATATTACCTTGACTATAGTTTATAATATCTAATGTATTTGGTCTATTAGTACTAGAATCCCACCATCCAGCACTATTATTATTAAATCTAATAGCAGCATTGTTATCAGTAATAACTGAACTTTTTCCAATCGCAACAGTTGATTCATTATTCTCACTTGTTACAAATACATCAACATTAGCAAGACCATTCTGTACTTGGAGACTTCCAGCTGGAGTTGCTGTAGTTCCTATACCAACACCACTACTGAAACTTCCTGCAGCTCCAACAAAACCACCTAGTGCAGTAATAGTTCCATTCGTATTAACACTAGAATCACCATTTAATGTAGTAGCAGTATCAGCATTACCTGTAAGATTGCCTGTAACATTACCTGTAACATTACCTGTATGAAGACCTACAAAAGCATATGCTGTTGCTATACCAACTGTAGAATCCAAATTTAAATATTTTGCTTCAACTGTACCTGTAGAAATACCAGTAGTAGCACCCACTCCAATTCTCGTGGTTAGAGGAAACTTACTATTATCTATTACTGGAAGTCTAGCATTAAGAAGAGTTCCTGTAGTAATGTGATCAGCATCAAGATTTTCAATATATGTACCTGCTCCAACAAATCCTGAAGCAGTAATAATACCAGTTGCTTTTAAAGTACCTTGAGCAGCAACAAATCCAAGTCCACCGTAGATTGTAGGGGCAGCAGTATATTGAGCATTTTCTGGTTCATGACCTATAAGAAGATCATATTTAACATCAGCTAGATTAGTACCTAAACCAACAGGAGTAGCAGTAGCAAGACCACTATTAGCACCACCACCTGTTGCTTGATGAACTATAAGTTTCGTTGTTGCAAATCCTACAATGTTACTTAAATATGAACCATCTCCAAAATAAGCTCTAGCAGTTACAATACCAGCATTAAGTAATGAAGTATTTTGAGGATCAGCAGTGAATCCACCAGTAGTTCCTACTCCAACACTTCCAAGGAAAGTAGAGATTCCTGAAGATGATGAATACACATAAGTTCCACTAATTCCTCCTCCTGCTGATATTCCTCCTCCTACTGTTAGTCCACCTCCTACTACTAGTTCCCCTGTATTAACAATACTTCCAACCACATCAAGATGTGCTGATGGAATAGATGAACCAATCCCAACCAACCCACTTGCATTTACAATAAAGTTATCGTAATCAACTTGCAGTCCATTCTTAAAGTTGAAAGACTTATTATACTGTGCCATTGATGTCTACATTTTTAGTTATTTATCTGATAGTTTTTGTTCAAGGTTATCAACCTTATCTGACAATTCTTTAATTGCCTCAATTAATAGTGGAACAAGTTTTTCATACTGAACAGTTAGGTATTCATTATTAGTTGGAGCAGGTTTAACTGCCTCTGGCAATACTTCTTGAATTTCTTGTGCGGATACACCAGCAAATCTTTGATCTCCAGTATCAACATTACAATCAACCCTAGCAGTTTCATTATGTTTATAAGTAAATCCATTAATTGATTTAACTTTCTCAAGAGCCTTTGTTATCGGTGAAATTTCATCCTTAAGTCTAATATCAGATACAAATGCTGTAATATCATCAGTAACACGTAATTCACCTGTTACCTTAGCTCCTGTTTGAATAGTTTCAAATCTTAAACCTGGACTAGTTCCTCTCCAGTAAAGTTCTACATTACCACCTTTATGGAATTCAGCAATACTATTACCTGCCTCATCTTCAATCTCAACTGTGTTTCCACTCCTTATGGAGATTGATTTTTCTTCAGATTGAATAACGCAGTGGTCAATACCAGCCTGATCATAAAATATTTGTAAACGAGGATCACTTGAAGTTTGGCCCCATGTTGCTTTAATATCATCATTGAAATGAAGTGCTGTACCTGCTCCAGGAATCGGAAGATGTGTTAATTGAGAACCATTCCCAATAAATGCTGTTGCAGTTACATCATTCATTCCACTTATATCTGTCGCACTATCACCTATAATATTTCCATTTGCATGGATATTACCAGTTACAACGACATTTTCTAGTGCATTAATCCTCTTATTAACGTAGACATTTTCATTTACATGGAAATCACCACCAATTCTCAAGGTTAAACCAATACCAACACCACCAGTAACAGTCAGTGCAGCATCAGTTATACTTGTAGAATCAGTTGAATTTGTTACCTTTAACCTACCTGAAGCATCTAATGTATCATTAACTTTAACCGTCTTGTTAAATGTAACAGGACCATCAAACTGTGATAATACATCAGTAGAATCACCACCCTCTACAACAAGTCTTTCTTTTACAACTAACTCATCATATACAGAACTTAATCTTGATGGTATTTGACCAGTAACTGTTGAAACAGGAGTATCGTATGTAGTAATCTCTCCAGTAGCAGAAGATGTTTTTCTGTTACCAATATAGAAGTCACCACTACTATTCATACCAGTATATACAACAATACCAGCACCCTTCTCTTGAGATTGAGATAAGAACTCTTCCCTTTCAGTTAGTGTTTTATCTTGAACTTGAGGTAATGAAGTTGAGTAGTTACCTGGACCATATCCAAGATATTCAAATGTATGTCCTGAACAACGAATCAATGAAGGTCTACGGAACTCAATAGGGATTGGTTTAATCTTCATCATAAGTGAACCAGCATCATGAGCAGCAGTTTGAGTTGCTAATGCACCACGAATAACTGTAATTGTATCACTAGATGCACCACTTAAAGTTGGAAGTGCTACCCTAAAGATTTCATCATCTATTTGGAAATAAGAACCATAAGGGAATCTATCTATAGGACTTGTATTTGGACCAGGTAAGTAACCAACACGAACCGTATTATTACCTGCACCTGCACCAATAGCATCTAATGCTACTCCTAGTTGATTATCATAAAGTGGATTAGCTCTAATACTTAAGTTTTCAGCAGTTGCATCAGAAACATTTTCATTAGCAGCATACCCCATTCTATGTACATCAGTTGCGTTTGTGATATGTACGTCAGATGCTATTTCAAACTGTGTAACACTATTAACTGTTTTAACAAAAAAGTCGCCTATATCAGTAGTAATATCGTTATATAAATCTAGTAGTTTAATCTGATTACCAGCAACAAATCCATGAGGATCGTCTGCACTAGTATTAAAGATCATAACTTGACGTGCTGCATCAAAGCTATTACTATCAATTACTCTAACTGGACCTAGATTTATAGCTACCTGATTTGGAACAGGCATAGGCCAGGCATCTGCTTTCTTAACAACAACTGTAGTATCATTAAGAATATTCCAAACTCTTGCATAATTATCGTCAGTAGTTCCAACTCCAGTAAACTGCAAGACATTCTTTGCACCTGTATGAATACCAGTAATTGAAAGAGTAAATCTGGCATTATTACCACCAGCACCTATAGCTGTCTGGTCAAAATATAATGCTCCAGGATCATATCCAGAACCTGGTGATACTATATCAGCAGAGGTAACATTACCACCACTAACTGTTACGTTAGCAGTTGCTCCTTGCCATGTTCCTGTTTGTGATGTATTCAGTATCTTGACGTTTTGGTACGTTCCATTCGCATATCCAGTACCAGCAGTTATTACACCAGTTGAAATACCAGCATATCCATGTCTTTCAGAGAATCCAACCTGCACAAAACATGTAGCAATACCAGCATCAGGATAGTACTGAACAGATGCTACACTATTACCAATACCTAGTACCTTACTTAAATCATCTATACTTTCTCTCGTTAGACTAGATTTAAGATCATTTGTTACAACATCACCAAGAGGAGATCTCTTTGCAAATGATTGAGAAGGTTTGGGGTTATCATTTACATTATCCCTGTCTAACTGTGGATAGAGATTGACAACATTCTGACTGTATTTTTGAGATGTAAATACCTCTGGTGGTGCATTCTTTGCATCAAAGACATATAAATGATAGACACCATCCTGTTGATCCTGTATATACTCTGAAATCTGTTCATTTCTGTAGATATAAAGGTTAGATTGGATATTATTTCGTGAGTATCTAGGTAATGCAGTAGATCTAACAGTGCTATTATTTGTAGATACTGTTCCATGAAGTTTAGGACAATCATATTTGAATTCCATATCACTAGGAACTTCACTTACCACAAATGTACCATTATATCCAGTATTTGCTATACCAGTTGTATTCTGGGCATCAGTAACTCCTGTAACAATGATTGTATCACCAACATTAACATCGTGAGGTATTTCTGTTCTAATAGTTGCAACTGAAGTTGTTCCAGGTGAAGTACATGTAGCAATAAACCTTGGATTTCTTTCAAAGAAGTAATCTTCTTCAGTTAATTGGGTATTTAATGTGAAGTCTGCATCAGATCTCGCACCTGTATCACTAGATGGTTGAATAGCAAATCCTGCTTCTGGATTTTTAGCAACTCCTGCAGTACTAGGGATTACAACCCTTACCTTATAAATCTTTTCATCCAAACTTCTAGTATCATCTATTCTCCTAAAGGTACTAACTTCACTAATAACGGATGGACCACTTAATGTATCCCATATATCATTACCAGTAGGGTTAGTTTCAACATACCAACCAACTTGTCCAGTAGAACTATATTGAACTGGATGTCCAGCATCACCAGCAGTTTTATCAGTTACTCTGGATATGATTTCAAGTTCTGTACCTCCAGATACAGTAATATTGTTCCCTTTTATAGCATTAGTATAAGAAGATGCTAACTGAACTTGAGTTGATCCATCTTTGATTATATAATAGACAGTATCAACTTCAATATTTTCTGGCAAATCTCCTGTTTCACTACGAACAATAACTTTTTCAGCAGTACTGAAGATATTTGTACCAATAGTGAAACTATTAGTAGTAGAAGAAGGTGCACTTGTAACAGGATATACTATTTCTGAAGACTGATTACTACTATTAGGTATTACAATTTTTGCTGTTTTTAATACTTGACCTATTATTAAGTATAAGGTCTCACCAAGTCTTGCACCAATCTTATAACCCTGTTGAGTAACTGGGGGTGGAACATCTTGATCATAATATCCTTGAAGATACAATCTGGTCTTAGCTGTATGGTTTTTAGTTTTGGTAATATCTAGTGCTAACCAGTTAATATCTTCTTCAGTTGTTTCGATTGCTCTAGGTGGTATAATAGAAGTTATAACTGCCTTATCATCTTTTGTAAATGATTCCTTCTTAAATCCTTCAGAAACCAATGCTAACTGACCAAAGTTTGAGTTAGAGTTTGTAATAGAAGCATCACCACCATTTTGTGCAGCAAAATGCTTTGTATATCCAATAGCAAATACAGAAACGATTTGAAGAACAGCATCATTAGTAATGTCTATATGACATGTCTCCCATCCTGGTCTGTATATGGCACCAGAATCTAAGTGATATGCTTGACCTGTACTTGTAGCAGATGACTTAGCTGATAAAGCACTACCATTTTCTGCAGTATAAGTGATACCACTATAAGAACGTGATGAATCATCATATTTTACAAACGCACGATCATCTTTCTGTAGAGATATACCCGTAAACTGGGCAACAACCATAGAACGGAAACCAGTACACTTCTCACCATCTGCCTTCAGTCCATTCATACCATAAACTGAACGCATCGAACAGTTAAAGATATATGGAGATGCACCTTTTACAGTATCAGTTTCAACTGTAACGGTAGCAGCAGAGGTTCCACCAGGAGGGAAAGGTGCTGCAATACCAGGGATAGTATAGTAGAATACTTTAGGGTTAGTATTACTTACTCCAGACACAAGAGTAGAAACATTATATTGAGGTACTCCACCAACACCTCTAATCTTAATAGGTGTTCCAACATCAAGATTATGATCAGTTGCTGTTGTAACAGTTACTTGCTCATCTACATTACCAAGACCATCACCAGCAAAGATTGAAGTAATGACTACAGGATCGTTAGCAAAAGCACCTACAATCTCAAATTCAGGTAGTTGCTTATCAAATGCTTGTGGATCTTCAGGATATTTTTCAGCATCTTCTACTGCTCTTCCAGAACCTGAATTATATGCATTAGATACCTTGGCATAATACATATCAAGATCAGTTAGATCATAATAGAATGTACCACCAGAACCAGTATATTCTACCTTATTAACACCATCGCAATACTCAAAACAAGTTAGTTTATGATGAGAGAATATAGGAGTAGCCAACAAACTAAAATCTTCATCATCAGTATAAACTTCAGTTAAATCATTTCCATCAAATATAGAAAACTGCCAGAAGTAACAAGAACCAGTTATTCTAAAAATAGCTGCATCAGGTGCATTAGGATCTGTAGGGTTAGGTACATATAATGGACGAATCCTAGTCTTTCTTAAATCTTGTCCAACAATAGAAGTACCTCTAGGTACTACTACACCACCATTTACACTATTGAACTTATAAAGTATATTACTATCTTGAGTTAAATCAAAGTTTGAATTTAAGTTTAAATCTAAATCTGTTCTAGCAGCACTTCCTGACCCTGATATTCCTGCCTTCTTTATTTTAGCAGTACCACCATCATTCCATATTGCTTCTCCTGGCCTGTTATCCACAATATGCTCACCAGGCATTAGCATTATTGTTGTTCTTTCTATCAAGTCGTTATTTCTTCCCTTAACATAAGAGAACCTTGCTGCTTCTATAAGGGCTCTCTGTATAGTCTTGAATGGACGTGCCAATGACGTACCTTCATTACTAATACTATCGGTAGAATCTAAATCGCTTGGACTCACATAAAGAATCCGTCCATCAGTATTCTTTATAAAGTTATCTAATTTATTCAGTGGCATGAGATTATGGCTACTAAAATTATTACTATATCTTATTTAGTTAGGTAAATCTTCATCCCCATATTCATATTGGTCTAAAGGTAACTCTTCGGGGTTCTCTAGTTCCATTTCATACACTAAAGGATTAAACTCCTCTTCCATCAAATAAGCATAATAGTTATATAACTCTTCTGTATTATATTTCTTTTCGTTGTTCGCAATCAGTAATACATCTTTCTCTTCTATACCAACATCTACTAAATCATCCCATGTAAAAGGTATGCCATTGATAAAATACATGAGAACTACTTTCTCATTCTTATTCAACCAATCAGCATACCAGCAATAGGTAGAAGATATTCGATACATTAGTTTTCAGCACCGCCACCAGTTCTTTGGAGACGTATCCATTCTTCTTCTGTTATTTCCTTCTTCTTCTTACTATCTTTCCTATACTCATCATGTAATCTTTCTAATGCTTTGATTCGTTTTTCCATTAGTCACCTTTCATTACCTCCGATATTTATACATCAGTATATACCAATCTATCTTCAGGGCAAGTCGCACGAACAACACCCAACACATTCATAAATTGTTCTGTGTTATCACATACGATTTCTTTCGTATCTCCTTCATTTGAATAGAGATAGAAAGTTTTCTTGGTGGG